AGGCTTGCTGTCTGTGGTAAGTGCTTCAAAGTTTGCAGCCTGACCAGCGTAAAACGGATTGGCGATTGACAACAGTGCTTCACGGGCCAGAAGATCCAGGGTCTCCATTGCGACCAAGGAATACTCTTTGGTGTAATGGGCGATAACCGGATCGACTGCTTTGAAGTCAACCTTGTCGGTGAACTCCATGTAACGACCGTACTGAGCGGCATCGATCTCGTACTTCTCTACCGAGCCCTTGTCGGACTTAGGAGGTACGCCCTCTGCCAGCGGTACGGTATGAGCCTGGAGTGGAGCCCATCTGCGTACCATCAGCTTGTCTGCTCTTTCCTGAATGGGTGCAGCATCCGCCACTCTGAAGTATACATACTTATCCGCGTCATAACGAATGGTATCCAGGAGCTGCTTGCTATAAAATACTTCCGGTGCAATCACGCCAGGCCCGGCCTGATTGACCATACCTACAATGGTATTGATATCGGTTGTAGGGTTTAATGCGTTTAAAGTAACAGGCATTCTGTCCACTCTCCTTTTTATCGTGTGCTAAATTTTATTACTTGCTGTTCATCCATATATCCAAATCGCGCACAGTGGTAATCTTCGCCGGATCGCCACCGGGTTTACCATCCTTTGTGGACGGCTGTGTACTGTGGTTCGCAGCCTTGGCTGCACGGTCAGCTTCCTCTTGACGGGCTTTCTCACGCTCTGCTTCCAGAATTTCTTCCCAATGGAGATCGCGGTATTCCTTGACCAGATCCATGGGAGTCGTGAACGGGTTACGGCCCTGTTCAAGTAATTCATCAGCAAAGGCATTGAGTTGCGCTTGTGTCAAATTATAAGTGTCCATGACCTTCTGGAATCCGAGATAAGCTTGAGTACGCAGTTGGTTCTGTTCGTACTGAGTAAGCTTTTCTTCAGTCTCCTTCTGTCGTCTCAGAATATCTTCAGGAATTCCGGCTGCCTTGGCCTGAGCTTGAAGAACTTTCTCCTGCACAGCTTGCAGCATTTTGTCGGGATCTGAGATATCCTGGATTCCGAGGATCTTCGCCACATCCCCCAGCAACGTAGACAACTTTTTGTTTTCAATACGCATCCGTGCGAATTCAGCAGCCGCCTTGTTATTAGGGGGCGGATCTTTCGGAGGATCCTTAGGTGGCTCTTTGTTGGGATCTTTGTTGGGATCTTTGTCGGAGTCCTCAGGTGGATCTTGAGGCGGATCTTGTGGATCTTTCGGAGGATCCTGTGGAGGATCTTTCGGAGGATCCTGTGGAGGATCTTTTTCACCGCTCCCTCTTGGAGGGTCAGCCGGTGGTTTCGAGTTTGGAGCCGTAATTCCAAACGCGGCCCAGATATCTTCTGGGGTAGGTGGGCCTTCTCCCTCAGATAAAACTGCGGTAGAGAAAATCTCACCATAAAGATATGTCCCGGGGTCTCTGTTTAACATCTACCTTTTGTCTCCTTTCATCTCCCCACAGGCGAATGGGGATGGAGGTTCGCAAGTAACATACACACAATTAAAAGGCTGTGGAACCCTTCCTTGCTATACAAGTTCAGTTTACCACAGCCTCTGTAATGTGTCAACTTTTTACATCATACAATTTTCAAGTCGCCTGTAGGAGGTAGAACATTTTCTTCTACCACTGGAGGAACCGGAGGTTCTTCCGGGAGTTCTCCTCTCCGACGCTGTTCCAGACTATTGGCAGTTGCCAGGATTGCAGCATCAGGATCCATGCCCTGCTTCACAAGATTAGCATACTGGAACAGTGTCTGCGAAACTTCTTCGACGGTGTTCTGCATTCTTTCGATACCCATGCGCTCCAACATGTACTCCCTGTTGGGGAGATCCTGGAACATCAGCCATTCTTCCTGAGTCAGGAGCTGTGGCCCATTACCGGGGCCATACTGCATCTGCTTCTCCATCATCATGTTCGCCATCTGAGCAATGCGGGCTTTATTCTTAGGAAGCTCAGAGCTGATGTTAATCGTGTAGTTAAACAATGTCTTGGAATCAATATCCTGAAACTTAACTTCTTGAGTTCTCCACTTGTTCGTCTTCATATCCTTGTAGAAATACTTACGATTCGGAGAAAACTCAAGGAAGTTCGCCAGAATCAATTTTGTCAAGCGAAGTGTATAAGCTTCATAGGTCATGATCTTGGGCATATCGATGACGGTTACTCTGTTCAGCATATCTTCGATGCCGCCCGTTGTGATAATAGAACCGGTGTCCCTGCCAGTGTAACGCTGATCAATGCCTGAGACTAACTGAATCCCCTGTTGTAGTCCGAGCTTTAATGACGGCAGATTCGCAGAGGGTGTAGGGAACTGGTGGTAATGCACCGCTTTATCGGCAGGCCCCTGCACAATGAAGGTGTGGTCTGCTTCATTACCGTACTTATTAAAGGACGCAATGTTCAACCCGGACTGAGAACTGATGAACTTGGGCGGACGCTGATTCTTGTACTCTGCGGTGAGCTCAATAGAGTCCATCAGATTGTAGGCCACGTTATTGGCGAATGCCTTGAGACATTCTGAAGAACCGATGACGGCCCCCGCCGGCAGGTTGCAGTAAAGTTCTGCGAAGGGGTACTCATTGGGAAGAATCTTCCCCCGCTCCCACAGCATTTCCTCGTTGTTGATTACATGGTATTCCTTGATTATGCCGTCTTCATTCACCCAGTATATGTAGAGCGTGAAGTAATCTTTGGCGGATGCCGCCGGCTTCTCATGACTGTGCGCCGGAATGTTATCCGGGGTAGTCCCCTTCTTTTTCTCGTAGAATTTCTTGAAAGCTTCCCTGTACTTCGGGTTTTCAAGAAACACAGACTTATGGTAATTGTCATAATAGACACACCATCCCGCAGTCTCAAGACTCGGAGCGAAAGGATCCCGCATGAACTTCAGAGGATCAATATTCTTGAGGGTGATATTCCCTCGATAAAAGGAATCCCCAGACCCTCCTGAAAGAGTATCGTCCCATCCAACCTGAGTGATCCCCAGATTAGTGAGGGCTGCACGCTCACCGGCAAGGAACTGGTAGTAGCCTACCTGGGACAGATTCCAAATCTGTTCGAGAGCAATGTTGAGATGCTCAACAATCTCCTTGTCTTTCTCAGATGTTGGTTGAATCTGCGCGGACTTGCCAACCGTGTAGATGGAGGCCACCAAGTTGTTCTTGATGTAACTGATAAAGTTGGTGTCGGGCAGAATCTGATAGGGTGGGAACTTAGCAGCTAACGCTTTCCACAGCTCCCCTCGATCAGTAGCATCCAACAGCCGGAGCTTCCGGTGTTCAGGAGCATAGTAAGAGTACGCCAGATCATATTTCTCCTTGAGTTCCGTTACGGTCATTCGGATCACCTCCCAACATAATATCCTGAATAACCTTGGCAACCTCGGTCATCATTTTCTTGTTGTCATACTCCTCTTTCTGTTCTTCAGGAGACATTTGCGAAGCGGGAGGCTGCTCGAGCTTATGAGTAACTTTGATGTTAATGTCCAACGGGCGTTTGAACACCATCATCACCGCAATGACCAATAGTAGAAAAGCGATTACATATTCCATATTACCCTCCAAATGTGTAGTCCACCATATCAAATGGTGTTTCATAATTATCAATCGGCTCATCTCTGAGCGCGTTGGGCAGCCAATCATCTACTTCCGTCCGGGGTTTGGTCACATCTTCCCCGCGTCGGTTCAAAATACCATAGGACATCTTACGGGGATCTGCCGGGAGTTCCATACAGATCCACTCTAAGGCGTTGATGCTGTGATTGTTCTTGTCTTCAGGTTTGTCAGACCAACCGGTATCGTCCAGAGTCCTGGGCTTGAATTTATAATCCTTGAGTTCCTTGATAAGCCCCGTGCAAGATTCAAAAATCTTGATCCGGCCTGTTTCAAAGTAGGTGTTGAGTCTGTAGATTCTGGCATCCAGCCCGACATGCCCCGCCTTGAAAAAAATTCCGTACTCAGCGTAGTGGTCTCCGAGAGTTTTCTTGTTGTAATCCCGCTTGGCTTCGGATTTCGGATCGATTAAAGGCTGGGATATCCAGGCTCCGATGGGGATATCCGCGCAATGCTCATGGAATAAGGCTGCAAGCTCCTCAACATTCCGGTTATTAGTGCGAACATCTTTGTATATGTAGAGAATTCCCTCATGTTCGTCCACCGCTCCGAAGACAAAGGTGGCTGTATCAGATAACCCGTAGTCATGCGCCACCAATCTGCGCCATCCGGGGTTAATTTTGAAGTCCGGGATGACTGCTTTCATGGCTGATGGGTACACCAGACCCTCTGCATAGTTGAACGAGGAGAAAATAAACCGGTTTACCCACCACACAGGCTTGTTTTTGATAAGTTCCTGTATGAATCCTTCGGGTAAAAAGGCGTTTACATCAGTAGAAGCTACATGAGAGGAGATTGCCGGGTCGATTTCAGAGGGCACTTGGACGTAATTGTCCAGAATCTTACCGTGCTTGACGATTTTTTCGGAGGCCATGAGGATTCCTGAGCGTACCCAGCCGGGATCCGGGTTGGATTCTATGATTCCTTTACGCCAATCAAACGCCATAACAGGTACCGGCACCTTATTTTTGGTGTACTTATAGACGATTTCCCCGTTTTCATCTCGTTTGGGTACCCCTGCCGCCGTATTTCTCAGACGAGTCTTGAGCTGAGTCATGGCTTCGGCCTTGGTTTCAGATGCTTCAACGATTACGAACATGGAAAGATTGTAGGAACGGAGCTTGTCGGGATCATCAAACGGCCTGAACATGATGCGGTGTCCGTTGATAAGGTCAATATAAGCTTTCTGAGTGGAGTAATCTGCCACGAAATCCGCTGGCAGATCCGCCTCCAAATCTCTTTTGATAGTCTGCTCGTACTGTGAGGTGACGTTGGCCCCGATCAAGGTGTTCCCCTTGGGAGTAATGAAGACATGCTTCAGAACTTCTTCTCTGGAGGTGGTAGTTTTCCCGGTGCCGTACCCGCCGAAGTTCCCGACGTATCTGTGGGAATCCCGGTGGACAGCTTCCTGATGCTCTTGCGGTATGTAAGTGTTTATGTAAGTATTACACCGGGAGCATTCCAACCAGAATTCACTGACCGCTCCTGAGAACGCCCGGGTGGGCCGGGTGGATGCTCCGCATCGGGGGCACCGGGAAAAGTCACGCACGCTTATTTCACCTCCTTATTTTCCGGGGAATGTAACGACGTTATTGACTTCCGGAGTTTTCTCACACGGGGCAGTATCACAATCCCCGCAGGTTTTAACGTCGGGGCACTGTGTTTCAGCCGGTGCTTCAGTTCGACACATCCTCTCAATGATGGCGTTCTCAGCTTCAAGAATAGCCTGAGTTGTGAGATGTGGCCTCATATCGATCTCGGGTGCGAAGTAATGCAGGGTGTTGGAAGCTGCTGCATTATACATGTCATAGATTTCTTCCTTGGCGCGTTCTCTTTCCGCCTCGGGAACACTCGCCACCGTTTGCTGCATTGCAGACAAGATTGCGGTGGACATCAGCGTAATGAAGTCCGGGAGCGTAATGGAGTGGTTATAAGAAATGCTTACCTTGTTGTTTCGGACTTGAATGTGAACTGTTGTATTTTTCATTGTGCGTACCTCCGGGACATTATTACAATTGGAGTCCAGATATACCCTTTCCAGTAAACTCTGCGATAGGTGAACCATCTTCGCGCGGCATGTCTCCATTTGGCAAAATTCAGAATTGGCATTTTAGCAAACCTCCTTCAAGTTTCTGCCATAAGTATACCACTTTAAAGGGCAGGGGGTCAAGCTGTCCACAGCGTGATGAAAATGAAAATGAATGTGTGTTTTATTAATGATGAGAAGAAGAACACACACACTCCTATACAGACGGCTATCGTGAGAGCATCCGCAAGGAGCAATTTTAAACCCGACCCCTATCTACACAATATATATTTAAGAAAGGAGAATTTTTAACTATGAAAATCAGATCACCTCCCGCCCCCCAACCTGCCCCTGAACTAAAGAACCATAACAACACATTTATTTGAAAGGAGAAATACTATGAATACCAACACCAATTACAAAACTCTTAAACACATTCAGAACCACACAGTAATCTACTCAGAAACACCCTTCACTAAAGAAGAACAACGCAAATTCCTAGCTAAAGGACACTTACTCCTGGACAACTCCAAAGAACAACCTGTATTAGCATACAACAACCCATACTATGACGATCAAATACCCACTGGCTCAATAAACCGATACGGATACCCCAACAACAAATATACTAAAGAAATCAAACCATTACACACCCTACTTTGGAAACTACTACTCAACGAACCATTCCACATCTCATTCAGATACTTCGACTTCCAAACCAACATTACACCTACTCAATCTATAAAAGACTTCACTCAATACGCTTTATCCAACGGCATCAGAGTCCAACTTCACGACCTCAGCATAGACTACAAAATAACCTTACAACCAGTCCAATACAACGGACAAATGCAATCAGCCTACTGGGAACAACTCAACGACCAACTCTTAGAATACAACAAACTCCTGAAAGAACACTACCAACTCAGACAATTAGAATCCTACAAACCTGTCTCACTCCAATACTACCTCGGCCCTGACGCAGACTCAGCATTAGACTATATCTTAACCTGGGCACCAGCTTACGAGCTTGACATCAACTTCCCAACTACAGAACCTCAAACTACAATGATCTTCCACAAAGACGGCTCACACACTGTCACTAAAAATCACTTTAACGATCCTAAATACCACAGCAAAGACATAGCTCTGTTCTATACTCAACTTAAATACTACGAAGAAATCTTGGAACCTATCACCAATCCTACACAAATAATCTGCAACGTTTGCGGATATCCGGTGTCCACCTACGATCAATCAGCCATAGCTCCTACTTCAATCTACTATGAATCCCTGGGCAACTCAGGCTACTACCTGGAAAAAGCACACCAAATCACCTGCCAACATTGCTTCACAACCTACGTCTATGACATGGAAAACGACGAATACAATCCACTAACCGAAGACTACAAAGAAAACCTCACAATCATCTCTAAGTTAGACAATCCTAATAACATTACCAAAAAAGCAGACGATTGGTGGAACAGACCCCTACAACCCACTACTACCTCAGTCAAAAACATCCTGCCCGACATGGACATCTTCATGGAACTGCTGACAGCATATCAGGAATTACACCCAGACCACAGCTTAGAGAAAGCTATACACGAAACCAACTGGCACTACCTTATCCACTATTCCAACAAAACAGCTTAATCTAACTCTCAGACCTGGGCATGTCTATAAACTGCCCTCATTATTTCTATCGTACTATTTTTGCTATTCAGTTATCGTAGTCCCCCCCCTTTTTTTTTATAAAAAAATGTTTGACAGTTATGAAAAGCTATGTTATATTGAAGGGCTATATACTTATACTATATATTATATATAATATACATATAATAATAATAATAATAATAATAATAATAATAATAATAATAATAATAATAATAATAAATATATAAATAAATAAATAAAAAAAAATGCAAGAATCTATACCTCTATCTTTCATTTTCCAGATTTTGTGGTAGAAAAAATAATGTAACCAAAGTAGAAAAAAAAGTGTAGTTTCCGAGAACTCGAAAAAAAAATTTTTTGCAAAACTTCAAAAATAGACAAAAAAAGTGTAACCAAAGTAGAAAAAAAACTTTCTCCGAACACTTATTCGGTATAGAGAATAAAAACTTTCTACTTTTGATACAAAAAAAGTGTAACTTTTGAGCCTATTTTAAAAATTCACTTCCGTTGACTTCACGAAATAGAACAAAATTATTCTACCCTAATATTTACCAATTCATAAGAAAAATGCAGGATTTTCATTATGAACTTGCAAAAATATAATAATATATAATAAAAATTATCATTTATTTTGTGAATGATATTATGATTGGAGGTATTACTTATGCGTGAATTGATTGGTGTGGATTTATTTGAGTTCCCTGTAATTGCGATTACTACGAATGGCTTTGTTAAGTCTACAGGTGAATGTGTAATG